TGGGGCTTTTATGATCTTGCCTCAGCATACCAGTCCATGCACGTCAACTGTTGAAACCGCCGTGTACCGAACGGTACGCACGGTGGTGTGAGAGGACGGCGGCTAATCACCGCCTCCTACTCGATCAGGTAACAAAGATTGTGGATGGAGATATCTCGTACAGTGATATTCCAAAACCTACCAATGCGGAAATGCAGCACGAATACGACTATCTTCTGGCGGAGCAGATGACAAGAAATCTCCTGAACGATGGCCTTATTTCCCGGGATGAATTTGACAAAATCATGGTCCGAAACCGGCAGTCTTTCTCGCCATTATTATCGAAGATCGGGGCGAAAAGAACTTGATATCACCGGCCTTTAGAGTGATGTATGTACTACCCCAATCCGAAAGGAAGTGAGACCATGAAACGAATAACAAAGATTGAGGCAGCAGGCACCAAGCAAAAGAAGCTGCGCGTTGCAGCATACGCCAGGGTCTCGACGGACTCTGACAAGCAGCTGGTCAGCCTGGAAACGCAGAAGAACCACTATGAAAAGTACATCAAGGCAAGGCCCGACTGGGAATTTGCCGGACTGTATTTTGACGAGGGTATCTCCGGAACAAAAATGGACCGGCGCGACGGCCTGAAGCGGCTTCTTGTGGACTGCGACAAGGGGCTGATTGATTACATCATTGTGAAGTCCATCAGCAGACTCGCCAGAAATACGGTCGACAGTATCGAGATCGTCAGAAAGCTGTTCCAGCAGGGGATCTTCATTTATTTCGAGAAAGAGAACATCAGCACGAAAAAAATGGATGGAGAGCTTCTTCTCACCATTCTTGCCAGCCTGTCAGAGAGCGAATCCAGATCAATTTCGGACAATGAAACATGGAGCGTGCAGAAGCGCTTCATGAATGGAACATTCAAGATCGGCTACCCTCCCTACGGCTACAGGAACGAAAATGGCAAGATGGTGGTGGAACCAGATCAGGCAGAGACAGTACGATTTATTTTTTCATCGGTGCTTGCAGGCAAGTCGTCGGTCAGCGTAGCGCAGGAACTGAACCAGAGAGGAATTCCATCAAAACGGGGCGGCAGGTGGGGAAGCGGTGTGGTCAAAAGCATGATCAGAAATGAAAAGTATACCGGCGATGTCATCTTCCAGAAAACCTACACGGATGACCAATTCAACCGCCACATCAATCGTGGCGAGAAGAGTAAGTATATGGCCAAGGATCACCATGAGGCGATCATCAGCCACGAGGACTTTGACGCAGCCAATGCCATTCTTGACAGAAATGCCATGGAAAAAGGCATAGAGAAGGATATGGAGAAGTACAACAATCGATATGCGATGTCGGGGAAAATCATCTGTGGCGAGTGCGGCGGCAAGTGGAAACGTGTGAAGCTGGGCGACCAGTTTGGATTCGCCTGCGTAACACATGTTAAGGACAAGAACAAGTGCAGCATGAAATCCATCAAGGAAGAACCGGTCAAGGCAGCCTTCGTCAACATGATGAACAAGCTGACGTTTGCACGGAGCAAAATTCTGGTTCCCTATGAGCAGATGTATGTGAAGGGGAGCAATCAGGCAGCGCTTGACCGGCTGGATGAAATCGAAGTGCTTCTTGAAAAGAATACGGAGCGCAGGACACAGATTCTGCAGTTCTTCAGTAAGAGCCTTCTGGACCCGGCAGTCTATGCGGAAGAAAACGATGCGCTTCTTGAAAAGGAAAAGCGCCTCCAGGCCGAGAAGGATGCACTTTCCAGCAGGATGGCCGGCGGGTATGACCAGCAGGAAGCACTGACAAATCTTTTGCACTACACGGCCAAAGGAAATCAGCTGGAAGCATTCAACGGCGAGCTTTTTACCGAGCATGTGGACCACATCATCATTTACAGCAGGACGGAGATCGGATTTGCCATGAAGTGCGGTCCGGTCTTCCGGGAAAGGATATAGGAATGGAGCATACACCATACGGATATAAGATCGTTAACGGCAAGGCTGTTATCGATGAGGAGAAAGCAGCCGTACTCCGAAAGATCTGTGACAACTACCTGAGCGGGATGTCATATGTGGCGGCTGCTGCAGATGCGGGAGTTACCATGAAACATTGCGGCGTCAAACGTTTGCTGCAGAATAAGAAGTACCTGGGCGACGACTTTTACCCGGCCATCTTTACACGGGAGACCCTCGATAAGATCGAAGCGGAAAGAAAAAGAAGAGAGAAAGCGCTCGGCAGGGATAGACGGAAAAGTAAAGAGCCGAAAGAATCGCCTATTTACACAGAGTTCTTCCTGCCGCGAGTGCCAAAGAAATATGACGATGCAATAAAGCAGGCGGAATATGCTTATAGCCTGATCATAAGCGAGGTGAGCAAGTAAATGCCATTAGCACAAAACATTACAGTTATTCCGGCAATACGGAAAGTCGGAACGCAGAAGCCGGAAGCCAAAGTACAGAAAACAAGAGTGGCTGCCTACTGCCGTGTATCAACCGAATACGAAGAACAGGAATCCAGCTACGATGTTCAGGTTGAGCACTACACGACCTACATCAAGGGCAAACCGGAATGGGAATTTGTAGCGGTATATGCAGACGACGGTATCAGCGGAACCAATACGAAGAAGCGAGACGAGTTCAACCGTATGATTGAGGACTGCAAGGCCGGCAAGATCGACATGATCCTGACTAAGTCCATCAGTAGATTTTCCAGAAACACGGTCGACTGCCTGAAATACACAAGAGAGCTCAAGGCGCTGAACATTGCCGTTTTCTTCGAGAAGGAGAACATCAACACCCTGGATGCAAAGGGCGAGGTGCTTATGACGATCATGGCGGCGCTGGCCCAGCAGGAATCGGAATCCCTGTCGGCAAACGTCCGCCTCGGCATCCAGTTCCGGAATCAGCAAGGCAAGGTCCAGGTCAACCATAACCGCTTCCTCGGCTACACCAAGGATGAGAATGGCAAGCTGGTCATTGTCCCGGAACAGGCAGAAATTGTAAAAAGAATTTATGCCGAGTACATGGACGGCGCGAGCTTTCTTCAGATCAAGCGGGGACTTGAGGCAGACGGCATTTTGAACGGCGCCGGACATAAGAAATGGGAAGTCAGTAACATCCGCCAGATCCTTACCAATGAGAAGTACATCGGTGATGCGCTCCTGCAGAAGACTTACACGGTAAGCGTTCTGGAAAAGAAGCGCGTCAAGAACGACGGCCAGGTGCCGAAGTACTACGTGGAGGGCAGCCACGAAGCGATCATTGACAGAGACGTGTTCCTTCGGGTTCAGGCTGAGATCGACAGACGTGCCAATATTATCAAGGGCGGCAAGAAGCGAGTCTACAGTTCGAAGTATGCGCTTTCCAGCGTCATCATCTGCGGGCACTGCGGAGATATCTTCCGCAGAATCAAGTGGAATAATCATGGCTGCAAGTCGACGGTTTGGCGCTGCGTAAGCCGGGTAAACAAGAAGAAAAGCGGCATTGACTGTCCGGCAAGGACCGTCCATGAAGAGGTGATCCAGGCGGCGGTTGTCACTGCAGTCAATGATGCCTGGTCAAGGAAGGATGAGATTCTTCCTCAGCTCAAAGAGAATATCCGCGCAGTTCTTCAGGAAGACTCAGATGCGAAGATTGCGGAAATCGATGCCACAATAAAGCAGAAACAGGACGAGCTTCTGAACGCTGGAAAGGACGAGAGCAAAATCAGTGAGATTGGCGAGGCCATCATGAAGCTAAGGGAAGAAAGGCAGCAGGTCATGACGGACGCCGCGATGAAAAAGGATGTGAAGGATCGCATCGAAGACCTTTCAAACTTTCTGGACGAGCAGACCAGAGCCATTACGGAATACTCGGATGCATTGGTCAGAAGACTGATTGAGAAGATCACCGTGTACGACGAGGCCCTGGTGGTCAAGTTCAAATCGGGCCTGGAGATAACGGTAGATGCATAAGACGAAAAAATATTGAGGCAGTCGGAGATGATCCGGCTGCTTTTTTTATGCTTTTTACCAAATAGGAATGTTAAAACCTGCCAGGATGAAGTATAATAAATTTAACTGTAAGTGAAATTCAGTTGAACTTACGAGGTTAACAGCATGCTTAAGAATAATATAGAGATTGATGTGAAAGTGAAGTGCGTGGAAGAACAGACCACGCAAGCGGAGCTCGCAGATAAAGTCGGAACTTCTGCATCGTATGTCAGCAGGCTCATCAAGATGCCGGACAAGATTGTCAATCGGACCTTTGTCCAGATGATGGAGAAGCTCGGATACGACATCGAACTGACATATAAGAAACGAGAAGAAGGGACGGAATGAAGCACAGGTATGAACGAATTACAGTCATTATCTCAGATTTTTCAGAATAAGCTTTTTAGAATACCGGACTATCAGAGAGGTTATGCCTGGCAGGATCCTCAGCTTCGCGATTTCTGGGAGGACCTTCTGAATCTTCAAACGGATCGCAATCATTATACTGGCTTGCTCTCCATGAAGGCGATGAACAGAGACGAGAAAAAGAAACTCGATGCTGATGACCAGTGGCTTCTGGATAGCGGTTTTAAACCATATCAGATTGTTGATGGGCAGCAGAGGCTTACGACTTTTGTGATTCTTCTTAACGAGATCATTGAGTTTGTCCGTAACCTGCCAGAGAATGCTGACGCTGCAGATGAAAGTATCTATCTGGGGTATGAGAACATAAAGGATATTAAGGCAAAGTATATCTGTCGGAAAAGGCCGCCAGAAGGATTTGTAATCACCTATTTGTTCGGATATGAGAACGACAATCCCAGCGCGGAATATCTGAAACATAAGATTCTCGGTGAAAAATATGGTGGTACGCTCAGAGAAACGTATTACACAAAGAACCTGAAATATGCCAAGGAATTCTTCTCGAAGGAAATAGCGACTTTTTATGGAAGGCATGGGAAGGACGGACTGGCCGATCTTTATCGGAAATTGACGCTCCATTTCATGTTTAACATCCATGAGATCGAGGACGACTACGACGTTTTTGTCGCCTTCGAAACCATGAACAACCGGGGCAAGCGCCTGACGAACCTTGAACTTCTGAAGAACCGACTGATTTATCTTACGACCCTTTACGACAGATCAATCCTGGATGAGATCAATGAGACGGCGCTCCGCGAGAAGATTAATAAAGCATGGAAGGAAGTTTATTATCAGCTTGGCAGGAATCAGAATGCGCCACTCTCAGACGATGAGTTTCTGAGAGCACATTGGATCATGTATTTCGCTTATTCTAGGAAGAAAGGCGATGATTACATTAAGTTCCTGCTGAGGAAGTTCTCACACAAGAATATTTTTCTGGATTCTGCCGAAGCTGCTGCACCGGAAGAGGATGATACGGTTCCTGTGGCAACCGACGATGAAGATGAAGTGGATGATCCTTCGGAAAGTTCGGAACCAGAAATCAATGAGAGCACGCCGGGATTTCTCGCGCCCAGAGAGATTGCTGACTATGTAAATAGCCTCAATGAAACAGCTGAATACTGGTATTACTCTTTTTATCCGGATGAATGTTCGTCCATAACAAAAGAAGAGCAGGTCTGGATTGGAAGACTGAATCGCATAGGCATTGGTTATTTTAGACCGCTTGTGACCGTATCACTGGTTCCAAGCGTCGGTGCTACTTCAGGCGAAAGAATCGCTTTTTATAAGGCTGTTGAGAGATTCATATTCATTGACTTCCGTCTGGCTATGTATCAGTCAAGTTATCAGAGCAGCGAGTTCTACCGGAATACCCGTAAGGTGTACAGAAAAGAAATGAAGCTGCCAGAAGTGACTGCGCTACTGAATAAAATCACAGATGGAGATATTCCTGGTGCGCTTCAGGTATTCGGTACCAAGATGGACAAACGTTTCATTTCTGGGGACGGATTCTATAGTTGGAGGGATCTGAAGTATTTCCTTTATGAATATGAGTATTCACTCGTATCCAAATATAAGATTGAGAAGTTACAATGGGCCGATTTAACGAAGGTCGTTCGGGATCAGGTTTCCGTGGAGCACATTTTACCGCAGACACCGACAAAGTTTTACTGGAGAAACCAGTTCAGACAGTTTATCGGCAATGATGAAGAGATGCGTTATCTTGCTGCATCGCTTGGGAATCTGCTGCCGCTGTCTAAGAGTATCAACTCCAAGCTTCAGAATGACAGTTTCGAAGAGAAGAAAGAACGCGGATATTACAACGGTTCTCATTCCGAAATCGAAGTGAGCAAGGAAGCTGACTGGGATGCACAGAAAATCTATGAACGCGGCATAAAGCTTCTTCATTTCATGGAGGAACGATGGAACTTCAAATTTGCCAGCCAGGAACAGATGGACGAGCTGCTTCATATTTCCTTTGTCAACGACGGACGCGATGTTCCCGCTGAGATAAGCGAAGAGGATGATACCGATGTTTCAGATCAGACAAGCGATGATCTAAGGCTTCAGTATTGGACAAAGGCACTGCCGATTCTTGCTGATGCGTTCGGTGGGGACAGTACTTATTCCAATGTTTCTCCGGCGACACGCAGCACCGTTGATGGTTTTGTAGGAATCTATGGCGTTCATCTGTACTGCTCAATGAGACTTCAGAAGCAGACACTAAGTGCGAATGTTTGGATAGATGCCGAGGACAAAGAAAAGAACAAACAGATCTTCGATGCTATGTATCGGAGAAAAGAACAGGTGGAAGCTGCCATACCGCATCCGGTGAAGTGGAATAGGAGAGACGATAAGAGATCATCAACGATCAATGTCGAACTTGAAAATGTTGTCTTTTCTGACACCAACCTGTGGGATGAGCAGTTCAAGTTTCTTGCTGATACATGTGTAGCGTTGAAAAATGAACTAATTGATCCATGTGCGGATGAGATTCGGGAAATCTGCAGCAAGTAACATCATTGATGTCAGGAGGTAACTACAGTGGCGGATATGAATCAGATACACACATTTGCCATGAAGTGGCTTGATAAGTTCAGAGATCAGGGAATCAATTACATAGAACTTGTAGACCATTATATGGCAGATGACTGTGCTGCACTTGGTTTTGAGATGGACTGCGGGCATGCTTTTGAACGCGTTTATGGCAAGGCCGTCTATGATAATAAAGAACTGGATAAAGTCATAGATGACATCACAGACATTCCGCTGCTTGGATCGGCAATATACTCCAGGTGGCGATATTATAACCACTGGGCATACGACGCGTCTCAAATACTCGAGCCTCAGAATCGCGCGTGGTTCATTACTGCTCTTTCCAGACTTGCATCGCTGAGTAGTGAAAATCCTGCCATCTTCAAGGGAACCATAAAAAAGATACGTATTGTATCCAACAACATCAGCTATGGTCCCCGACCAGAACCTGAAGATGAAGTAGAACAGCATCTGACGGTAAATACGGATGGGAGAGTGTGGTTTTCCACCTATGTTTTCGGAGATGGAATCGGCAAATATAGAAAATCAAAAACTAAAAATTTCAGCATTGATAAATCCAATGCGACAGAACTTTTGGATAAGGTGGCTGCCTATTTTAGCCGGGAGGATTACACAGATGTATTTGCCACCGATATCGGTATTTGGGAAATGGAATTGACAAATACCGAAGGCAAGACATATAAATTCCAAGGTTCTTTGTGTGCAGATTTTGACGCGGATGGCATAGATCTGTCTGATTTGATTAGGGATAGTTTGGGATTGCCGGATTTGTATGCCTTTGATGGTAATGATAAGCCAGATAAAATAAATCGAATCGTGCTGGATTATCATCGGGTGACGAAAATTAAGCCGAAGGAAGTGCCAGAAGGTGCTGCATGGGAATTTGTAACTTGGGATTATGCGGAGCAGCTCATTATTGACAGAGAAAAGGCAACGCTCGAACACATTCAGAATATCGGTACAGGGTGCAAGGTTTCTCGCAAGTATGAAGTCGAAGGCGGTATAGAAAGCCTTCTGGATGATTTTGACGCAGAGGATCTGTTTGGAAATATCGTAGGTAATCCTGACGATGACGTAGAAAACCCAAATGAAACGAAGGACTATAGAATTACTATAGATTATAAAAAGAACCCTCAAAAAATCATCACAGGATCATTTGATAAAAATGGACTGCCGGACGATTTTAAGGAGTTCGCCGATGCGGTATATGATTTTATGCGTTTCTATGGTTTGGGCGAGATACTTGATCCATCTGTATATGGCAAAGCAAAACGCAGAGCAACAGATTATATCTATTGCAGCGTAGTATTTGAAGATGGTCAGAAGACGTATTATTACCTGGCAGATGATGATAGTATTGAGGTAGATGATTTCGTTATTGTTCCAGCCGGGAAAGACAACCATGAGGCAATTGTGAATGTTGTCGGTATTGAATATTTTCCTGAAGATAAGGTTCCTTTGCCTGTGGAAAAAACAAAACATATTATAAGAAAGTGTACGGATGAGGAAATAGAATCTATTGAGGAAACGCAGAGCGAGGCTTTTTATTGCCCGGCAGCAAAGAAAGTAATAACAAGTGATGTATGCTATGAATTGTGGATGTGCCTGAATGGAATGATGAAGTTGTCTTTAGTTCCGGAGGTAGAAATAAAGGACCAGGCACAAGCGGAAAAGATCTGCAATGAATGTCCACGACACAAACAATGGGAATAGAAGAATCTAAAGTCAAAAGGGGTAATTCGTTGACCGTTTCCCTCATACGCCTGAGTTCTTGAAATTATTTTCTCGAACGACTGACATCCACGGCAGTGTCTCGGGGCACATCGAGACCGTAGCATTGATGTCGCGGGTCTGAGGGCTATATGGGAAAAAACCTTAATTTCAAGCCGTTTCTGAACATTTGGTATCTTCGGCCTGTGAGA